ACCGCCTCAACCTTAGCGTGAGTGCGGAGCTCATCCTTCAATATAGCTTTGAAGACGAACGCCGGCCTCTTCCGTGCCTTCAAAAGCTTAAGCTTTGAGAGCACTGTGGCCCTCAACTTCCTCCACATATCATTGTCGAGGTTGTACTCGGGATCATTCCCCAGCCAGGCCTTCTTACCCACGGATGCGACAAGGCAATCCGGGTACCCCGGGGATGTGTCCCTTGGAATGGCCTTCACACCCATCGATGGTACTCCAACAGTCGCCTGTTCGGGAGTAAGGATGATCTTTGGGAAATCCTTTGTGAACTCAGCAAACTCATGAGTCACTATATCGGCCACCAAAGAAAGCCCCGATACCTCTCTCCACTCGTGTGGTGTCTTGTAAGGTTCCATGCTCTTAATCATGGGATACACCTTCACTCCATCCCTCATCACAGGTGACAAAACTGCTGGCGCCTTCGGGCACTCCCCGAAGATTTTTGCCTCACCCATGGGGCTGAGCTTCAACTGTGTTTTCCCAGCGTTGTTCGAAACCTTGTCGACCACACCAATCATGGTGATGCTGCCATCCACAAGCTTGTCGGTTCCTGTAAGCCCACTTTGTTCAACCGGGTCACACTCTGTAAGGGTCACACCATCCGTAGCCAAATCCTCGACGAGCATATCGGTGTAGCAGTCCAGTTTCGCTCGCGCGCTCTCGACCATTTCCCGTGTGATCACAGTTGCGTAACCTTTCGACCCAATAAAGTTCCTTGACCCTGCGTAGTGCATGCCAAGGTATAAGCCCTTGTGGTACCTACTGTCAGTGAGCAACAGAGGACTACCACAATCGCCATGTGTAGAGCTTACGCCATATTGAAAAGTCTGCACATAATCATTACCTTGGACGTTGAAACTCGGTAAAAACTTGAGGTAGGGCGATTCCATTCTTGAGGTTGCGAGACGCGTCACTTCTTCGCCATGGGATACCGATTGCACCGCGTGTAAAGTCACCCGCTGGCTTATGTGAGTGAACTCCGCCATCTGAGCCTCATTGAACAGAAGCTTGGTGATATTCTTCATGGCCTTCACTCCTCTTCTGTCCATCTTCAAAAATATGAGGTCCAGCCCCGAGCTCTTAAAGGAGACGGATTTGAAAAGCAAAAACCTCCTCATGCTCATCGTAAAATTATACTTGTCCTGCTCAGCGTTCACGAACTCCAGCTGAGTGTTGTTTAGAACGCGCTCCTCCATTTGGCGCCAAAAATGGTATGGCATCGCCGCGAGATCACCGTCGAAGTACTGAATGGTCCCAAGGTGTGTCCTCTCGCCATCCTGTATTGCGGTCATGGAGAAACAATTAGACAATATCTTTTTCACTGACATGTCGTGATTCTCATTGCCTTGAAGCACAGGCTCTTTCACAAACGTACGCCTCTCCTTACCTGCCGGTCGAGTGGGGTTGTGCGATTGTTCTTTCGCAGAGAGATCCACCCCAAAAGCGCTCAGCATTGTCAGGAGGCACTCGTAAAAGAAATTTGCTGTTGCAATCGCAAGCTTGAAAACCACGCCAATCACAAAAGCAAAGGCACTCGCCAATATTGCGCCAACACCAATGTATGGCGCCATCTTCGCAAACTTGTCTGCTGCTGGCACTGCTCTGTCATAGAGGTATTGCATGGACATATCACACCTCTTGGCGGCAGAAGACATGAGCTCAGTGAGCGATCGCGGGGCGTTCTTCCCTAGCGACAATATTGCGTCGAGAATCTTTCCAAAGAAACCTCTCTCAATCTCTTTCACCTCCTTGATTTCTTGCTCAATACCCATGTATAGCTTGTTGTGCTCCAACCAATCAGAAACCTTCGAACCAGTGTCAGAATCGATGACCACGTCATACATAGGCACTTCCGACGGGGTCGGAAATATGCACGCCTTCATTCTGTCGGTCCAATTCGTGACCTTGGTGATGTCGCTCATCGTGTCTCGTTCCTCAATGAATTTCTTGATGCGCATCGAGATATCCAGCACGTCCAATGCCTTATGCTTCTCGGATATCTGATTTTCGAGCGCCTTGAAAGTTGTCATCTCATGTTCCGGGTGGTCTTCGATCGCCGTGATCTCGCTTGACACACTTTCTGCAATGCTACGAGATGGCATTGTTGTGCTATCACTTGTGTCGCAATCAAAATCACTTGAACTGTCTTGGTAATCCTCATCATCTTCCTCCTCGATACCACTCTGGTGTACTGGCAAATCACGCTCGGAAATAATCCGTGTGAAAATACCCCTCTTTGGTGTGATGTTCGTGATACCATCAAATGGTGATGCAAACTCATTCTTCGAAGGCTTATCCATAGAGGATAGGTCTGCAATGCCCCTTGACGTCTTGCAGAATTTCTCGGATACGTCAAGGTCAGCCTTGTGCCTCGAGCTCCTGTTCCTTAGGTTATCCGCAAGGTCCTTGATGACCTGACTGATATCCTTCGGTTCGCCACCAAAGCATGGTTGACCTTCGAAATCATGCCTGTAGAACTCCCATGCAGATGGTATCACAGATTCTGCCAAGACACCGGGCTCTTTGCTCTCAACTGCTTTTGCGAAATCGTTTGCCCACTTGGTATAGTCGAGAAAGTCCTTTCCGGGCACCTTGTACTCGTCTTTAACTTTCACCCAGTACCCATTTGATATCCTGCGCGATACAGCCTCAGGGCACCGCACGAAAGACGCAGCTGCGGACTTCACATCCATCTCATTCGTTGAGGCCACAATAAGCGAACTCGTGAAAGCAAACCTTCCCTTGCTTTCGACATCTGCAAACTCAAGTGGAAGCATGAAGTTTGACACAGCTTTGATTATGAACATGTACTCCGACTCTTCCGTGGTCGCTGGTTTCTTAACCTGGAATATGTCGTCCCAGATAAGGCACTGTTGGCCCATATAGCTGTTCCAATATTTCGATGCTCCTTTGGCCCAGAGTTGCTCGATTCCCTCGTTCTCACCAAGGGTTCCGGACAAAATCATGGAAGCCACAGCAATGTAGCGCTGCAACACCGTCTTTCCGACACCGGATTCTCCGCCCAAAAGGCAAAAAGCTGGCTCTTGTCTGAAACACCCAGCAGCATTCAAGGCTCCTCGTCGTACTGTGATGAGAATTCCCAACTTCTCCATATAATTTCGAAGTGCCATAATGGTTGGTGGTGTTCGCGCCACGGACATAAGGGCAATCCCCTCTCCTTGCAGATCGACGGCTTGCCTCAGCTCTGAAATGGTAGGTTCACGGTAATTCACTATTGTCAATATACCGTCTACCTTAGACATCCATGTCTTGAGTACTTTCGCGGTCGTATCAAGAAATTGAACATGACCTTTGCCGAAATAGTCTGCAACACAATTCACGATCTTCTCGGACGCCCCAATGAGAGATGAGAATAGGCCTCTAAAGCCCTCTTCCGCTTTTGAAAAGTTCCCCACACGCCTCAAAATGGTCTCCGCGATCATGGATGTGCTTGCTGACTTTGGCATTACACACGTAAGTGCGAGCGTAGTCAGCATGGACATGACATCTTCGGCTCCTTGGTGTGTGGGAGCGCAGAAATAATCATTCCAATAATCCCCGAGATAGCTCACCAACAGTGGTGATGCCGCACCAAGGGCGAAGATCGAAATACCAACCTTATCTGCGATGCAATAAGCAATACACAGTAAAGGTATCTGCCAAAACAGATTCTTTGTGATCTTTTTGAACTGGGTTACAAGCTCTTCTATCTTCTCATTGAAATAACTCACGAGATCCGTGAATGTGTCAGCGGCCTTCTCAATCTTCTTCGCGATACGCAATGTATCGGTTAAACAAGCTGGCCATAAACCCATCTCATGCTGGGCATCATCATCCGACTCAGACGATTCAGAATACATGAGCTTCTCGATAAAAGAAACACTTTTTGCATTCTTCACTGCGTTCAAACGCGTGCTCTTAGGCACGCGTTTCCGCAGCTCCTCCATTTTCGCCTTATATCGGCGGATGATCTCGTTCTCGCGAAGCGAGCGAGCCGCCATCCTCATCTCAGTTTTGGTCATAGAAACGGTCCCTGATTTCTCTTTGTTTGAAAAGTTCATAGTGCTATTAAGCAACTAGAAAGAATCAAAAAATAAAAATGTTGGTAATGAAGTCATAATACATACCTATGGCATCTTCATTTTGTCACGGACCTCGATATCTCTGTAGTCGGGTGACCAAACCCTTCTACTTCATCCTTCAACGACCCTGATATGTCGGGCTCGATCTAATACTGACTTCTAGACTTGGTACAAAATACAAGTGGTTATCGGGGTACTGAAGATATTACAATACCAAACCTCATGTAAATGATCGCATCATTCTCAAAGCCAGATAACAGCGACCTCACCGTAACCTGACGTCATTGGGGACTACACCTTTCTCCGAGGTGCGAACAAGGGGGAAGGGACATCAACCCCGCTGAGCCGAAGCTTATACTGTATCCTGTTCCAAAATAAAGTCTTTGCCATAAACGTGTAAGTAACCAATTTATGATAATGTTGATCCAATAAAGGAACGCAGTGGGAATCATGTCGCATTGCGTACTGCAACTACAAGGCGATTGTGTGAAACAATTGACTTTTTACTCTCCATCTAGTAATACGAGTAAAAAGCCTTCAAATACATTCAAACAAGGGTCTCCAGAAATTGACGTTCTTTCACGTCTGTCTCAATGATGAATCAACGAATTCTCAATCCGTGATAGTCTACTATCATTTTTGTGTTGTTTGTTCATCGTATTGATATCCTAGTGGTATTCACGCCATGAGTGGCTGCGTGCCCTGTAAATTGCAGTAACCGACAGACCAAACAGATATACCGAACATACATTCTTTCGCATGTTGGCTCCAACACCCATGTGTCTCACACATAAGATATTTCAATAGTCACCCGGTTTACTCCGGAGCAAAACTAAATATAACGCTAAAAACTTAAC